GATTATGCCCGTGCCTACGTTGCAAGCCGTGCTGAAACCAGCGTGCGATGCGATGCGATTGAACTAGACCTTTACACAGACAATTACAACACAGGCATTATCGCTGCCTTAGATTTAGATTTTTTTGACCCGGTAACTATTACTACTAACCAGCCGGGTAGTTCAACACTTACAAAAACCCTACAGGTATTTGGCGTGGCGCATACTGTCACACCAAACAAATGGCGTACAACCTTTACTACACTTGAACCTGTTATAGACGGGTTTATATTAAACTCAACCCAATATGGCGTACTTGATACGTCTGTATTAAGTTACTAAGGAGATAAAAAATGGGAGAAGGATTAGGTTTTAAAACGTTTGTAACGGGTGACGTATTAACGGCCGCCGATACAAACGGCTATTTAATGCAAGGGGTCTGGGTATTTGCTAATGCGGCTGCCCGCGATGCCGCTGTGACAAGTCCACAAGAAGGCAACATGTGTTACTTAAAAGACACTAATGTTACTCAATATTATTCTGGTTCAGCCTGGGCAGCTGTGGGTGCGCCAGCTGGATTAACTTTTATTACTGGCGCTTCATATTCCGCTGTTTCAAGTGTTTCTTTACCAGCCAACACATTTACAAGCACTTATCTAAATTACAAAATTATCTTTAACAATACTGCCGTTGCTGGGGCAATAACAGAAACAAGGTTTAGATTGCGCGCTTCGGGAACTGATGATACAACTGCCAATTATTCTTCAGGCGGCACAGAAATTAACTACGCGGGTGGCGGTGGTGCCTCAAATACAAATGCTGGAACGTATATTTTATGGGGCAACACCAGCTCTGGTCAAGCGCAAGATACACAATTTGAAATAACAATGTTCAGCCCACAGGCATCTACAAAAACAGTTTTTAACGTAAACGGCGGTAAGGGAACTCTTACATGGAAAGCCATGACAGGTTTTTTTTCACTTACTACATCATTTGACTCAATGAGTTTTATTGCCGATGCGGGAACTATGACAGGTTCTTACAAAGTCTACGGAATTGCTAACAGCTAAGGAGATGCAAATGGAAAAATTATTTAAGCAAATAGGCGATGAAGTTACAGAATATACTGATGCTGAATACGCACAAGTCGAATTAGACAAAATTGAAAGCAAGCGCATGGCTGATGAGTTAGCGGCCAAAGCAGCCATCAAAGCTGAGCTGCTGGCCAAGCTAGGCATTAACGCCGATGAGGCAGCCCTACTGCTGGCATGAGTGCGATCAGTTATAACGGATGGCCAGCATCTAAAGATGTTGAGTCGATCCGTATCAAGTCTTATGCGATCAAGGGCAGCAAGGTAAAGCTGCGCTGCGCCTATTTTGCTGCGCCTTTACTGGTGGCTTTTGCAGAAGATTTTAACGAGTTGATTGAGCCGATTGATGGCGGTGCGCTAGATGATTGGGGCTATTGCTACCGAGATGTTAGAAACGTACCGGGCAAGTTAAGCAATCACAGCAGCGGCACAGCTATAGACCTTAACGCGACTAAGCACCCGTTAGGCAAGTCTGGCACTTTTGAGCCAGGTGAGGTGACAATGATTTTGGCACTAACTCGCAAGTACGGCCTTATCTGGGGCGGTACATGGACACGCAAAGATGAAATGCATTTTGAGATAGGCCTAGATCCAATTAAGGCTGCCAAGCTAATAGAAAAATTAGGGCTGCAGTACGACAAACCTAAAGGGCAATTAGGAGAATCATGAAAGACCAATTACTAACTGCTGGACTGTCTTACCTACGCCACGCAGCAACCTGCGCAGCTGCGCTTTACATGTCTGGCATTACAGACCCTAAGACCTTGGCTAATGCTTTCTTAGCTGGCCTTATTGGGCCTTTGATGCGTGCACTTAACACATCCGATAAAACTTTTGGCGTTAAGTAAATGACTACAGCCCAGTCGCTAATAACCTTAACAATCGCTGTGGCAACCCTATTGGGTTGTGCGGCTGGGCTTGTACGTCATCTAGTCAAATACTATCTATCTGAACTAAAGGATGATGGTAATGGTGGCCATAACCTTGTAGGCAGGGTTGAACGTATAGAAAAGCGCACAGATGCTATTTACGAGCTTCTCTTGCGTAGAACGCCTGAATAGCACTGAGCTGATCGCTACTGCGCTTGACACTTGTAGATCGCATGTCTAGCCCGGGCTGACTAGCTGGTGCTTGTAGCCAATCCTTATTTTCTTGCCATAGCCGTAAGGCATCGACTACATGGTCAAAGAAGTAAGACAAATCTCTACCCCGTAGTCGTATGGCTATCTCGGTTTCCACAGTTTTGCTGTTTTCCCGTAATGAGGTGCTGCCCACTATTAGCAAATCACCGGGATTAATTACTCGATCGTCTTGCCCATATCCGTAACACGTTAAACGGCCGTTAGTAACTGCAGAGCTAGTAACTGTGACTGTGCCGCTTGGATACATCCTTGGTGCTGTCATGTTTTGCCCTTCTCGTTGGGCGTGTCGGATCTTGAAAAATGTCTGAGGATGCCCCTACACTTTTCTTAATGAGTGGTAGCACTCAAAGTAATACAGATCACAACGATCGCCAAGGGCTTGGTAATAACAATTAAATAAATATTCCTAATGTAACTGATCGGCGTTTTCGTGAGTGCTAACTCCGACTTGTTACATTATGTTAAGTAATAATAAGCGTGTGCCACGTCAAACTACTTAACAAAACTATTTATTAGTTATTGCCTTGCCCTTGTTTTAACCATAACAGATAAGGGCTTATCTAATGACATGGACACTAATGTTCCAAACACTTATTTTAACTGCTTTTATAGCAGTAACGTCATCCCTAGCAAGTTTCATAGTTGCTTACAAACAAGGCGTAAAAGACGGTTACTTAAAAGGTCGCGCAGCTGGTATGCGCATTGGTCGCGATTGTGACCGGGTGATTAAATGAGTTTTGATCTCAGTACATACGAGGATGTGAACAGTCGCATCAAGCGTTTCCGCAGCGAATATTTTTTTGGCCGCATCACAACTGACATAATCGAATTAAACGTCAAAGAAGGTTATGTAGTTATTAGAGCTTCTGCCTATCGGGAGTACGAGGATCAAGCACCGGCAGCTGTCGATTACGCCTTTGAGCAGCGATCTGATCGAGGCGTAAATAGAGATTTCTGGATAGAAAACTGCGCAACCAGTGCTATAGGTAGATGTATTGGCCTGCTAATGCCAAGTGAATTACGGCCTACAAAACAAGACATGGAAAAGGTTGAACGCCTTTCTAACCCTGCACCAGAGGTTGATTTGTGGGTTACACAGACCGTTAAGGAAGGCGTAGGCAGTGTGCGCCCGGCAGCTGAGTCAATCGAGGCTATCCGCACGCAGCTAGGTACAGAGATTATCGATCAGTCACCACAGTGTTCACACGGTCGCATGGTCTTTAAAGAAGGCGTAAGTGCCAAGACTGGCAATAAGTACAGCGGTTATACCTGTAGCAACAAAGTAAGGGGCGATCAATGCAAGCCAATTTGGTTGTAGTGGCTACTCCCCTGCCAGCTGTGGTACTTGATTACAGCCAAGAGGTACAGGCGCATGCATCGGGCTTTGCTCGATCGACAGGCGTGGTTGCTAATCGCCCAGATCATGCTGGTAGGTATAACAACAAACTTAATTACCATGAGTTTGTACTAGAAAATAGCGAAGCTGCGGGTAGCGAGATTGCCGTGGCTCAATACATGGGGCTAAAGAATTTTGTGCCTACTGTAGATACTTTTACAGATAGTCCAGATGTACAGATAGGCAACCTGGGCTTTGAAGTTAAGTGGACACGCTACATAAATGGCCATTTAATAATTCATCGCGATTACATGCGCTTACAAGATGTAGCAATCTTGGTTGTAGGTAAGAGTCCTGTTTATCAGTTAGCGGGCTGGATGCCCGTGCTCTGGGCTAAAAAGCCTAAGTATTACAACGCAGCTGATGGCAACTTCTGGGTATCACAGCGCGAACTATTTGAGATGAACACACTAAGAAAGTCCGTCTATGGAACTACTGAGGATTAAATGCCGGGTGTGCGCCCTTAAAGGCTACGGCGTACAACCGCACGCGATCATTACAGAGTTTACGCACCCAGCTAATGACAAGGTTTTCGTACAGTGCCTTGGCTGTGGCATATATGGCTATGAGGCAAAACAAAATGCCGAATAACTTAGAGATACGTTGTAATTGCGAGGATTACAAAGAGATGAGCCTGTCGGTTCACCTTGTAAATGGCATAGTGCCAATCATCATCATTAAGTGCGAAAACTGTATGAGTGCTTACACAGTTATGCCTAATTCGGTGCAAAATGCCTAGTTACTTGTACCGCTGCGATCAATGCGGCGCAGAACTTGAAATGAATCACCCGGTAAACACACATGGCGACAGCAGTCCACTGTGTTGCAGCTACCCAATGGCTCGCGTATTTAGCGCGCCATCAATCATATTCAAAGGAACAGGATGGGGTAAAGATGCCTAAGCAACTGGGATCAATCTACTACGATGTACAAGATAGCTGCATATACAACCACTGCTGCGACTCCATACAGTTCAAGTACTTGTGTATAACCTGTGGAGAAAATGTGGGTTGTTACTTCTGCGACTTTGATCCTGAGAAAAAACATGGCTGCGAATAGTCTCGACACGCCGATGAAATGTAAATGGTTTTGCTATTTATGTGTAGACTTACTAGTAGTACTTACTGCTTCTACTAATGCTTATGCTAGTACTAACTCCCATGTAGAGAAAGATTATTACAAACTCTATAGTCATAATAAACTAACTAACCATAATGAATACCTATGCTTGGTGCGCCTTTGGAATCGTGAATCTAATTGGAATCCTAAAGCTGATAACAAACACAGTACTGCTTATGGAATACCACAGCTGTTAAAGCTAAAGACTAAAGATCCTTACAAGCAGATAGATGCCGGTCTTAAATACATAAGCCATAGGTATGGCACAGCTTGTAAGGCGTTAGCTATTCATTTAAAGACAGGTACTTACTAATGGCTAAACGTGGTGACCCAAGGCTAAGTGCCGCGTACAAGATGGTACGGCTACGGGTCTTACATCGAGATAATTATGTGTGTTATTACTGTGGTGGTGATGCCAACCAGGTTGATCATGTGGTTCCAATTTCAAAACAAGGTGACGTGATGGATATGGACAACATGGTCGCAGCCTGTAAGAGGTGCAACGTAAGCAAATGCAACACGTCCCAGGGCGTTTTTTTAGCCAAGCAGGCTAC